TAGATACACTTGTAGCGTTTCTTACCTACTTTAATGTACTTCTGAGGCTCTGGCTTAATCTCTTCGTGAATGAAGTCTATAGACTTTAGAAGTGGGTTTAACTCACCGAGAGGCATCGAATCTATCTGATACTCAGTCATTCCCTTGAGGATAGCCACGCACTTAACCGCTAAGTCTAACTCAGTTAGGTCTTTAGACTTCGTGAACAAGTCCACGATTTGCTGCCATTGAAATACGTTTACATTCTTCCAAGTCATATTCATAAATAGATATTTTGAGAGTTATGTCCTATGAGTAACATAGTAAGCAAATATGTTTACTTTTGAGCCGAATAAGTAACATTATAGACTCACGTTCGCTGTTTGCAAACCTCAAGCAAACGAACTATATTGACCATTCAATTCTAATGATTTAGAGATATAAGCATTTTTAGCCTCTTCTATTGTTTTATATGTACCTAATCTAATCTGCTTATTATTAACCATAATTCGAGCTGTATAATTATTCCCATTCATAGAAACTCCTTTTGGTAAACTCTTATTCCTCCATCCAGAAGAATTAGCCATATTTTGCATCACAGTACAGGCTCTTAAATTTTCTATTCTGTTATCGTGTCTATTCCTGTTTATGTGATCTACATATTTTGGCATATATCCATTATGAAGAAGGAATACTATCCTATGAACATAGTATAGTTTATTTTTGTGCTTTAATTGAAGATAGTTTCTTTTAGTTGATGGAGATACAGGCTTACCACTATAGTTGTGATTTGTATCACTTTTCCAATACAAGGTATCGTTCTTGTATTCAAATAATTGTTTTGCTATTTCGTGTGTCATATACATAAATAGCAGAATACGCAATTATGTACCTTATAGGAAACTATACCTACCCTGTCCTGAGTTCCGAGTATAGTGATGCCACGCAAGAGCGAGACTCATAACGCAGTCATCGTGAAACCCAGGAGGAGCGGAATACCTTACTCCTGTTGCGGTGTACTGATACTCGAATACCTCTAACTCGTTTACGATATTCCCCTCAGGGTAAGTTATCTTCCTTTGCTGAATCGCTGAGGATAATCCCTCCATTAACTGCTGCTTACTCGTAGAACTGAATTTGAAGCCATTTATAGCCAATCCTTCGCGTTGTAAATCCTCGAATATAGGATCACCTACCCCTGTGCTATCTATCAAAATAGGGGCTTTATTTAGGCTTAGGATGGTTTGCTTGGTTTGTCTCCAATCTTTCTGGAATCTATCGAAGTGACAGACCGATCCATTCCTATCGAGTCCGATAATCACAGTCCAATCCACCGCCTTCGCTAAGTCCACTCCGTACACTATCGGTTGTTCGGGAGATATCGGGAAAGTACATTGCTTAATGTAAGCAGACCCAAAAGGGTTAGATGAGTTCTCCGCAGGGTTCGCCATATACTCTTGTTCGAATACTACCTCAGGAAGTTGAGTGCGTGCATCATCTATCTCTCCCTTATCAATGTAATGATTATCGTAGGTGGTAAATCGGAAAGCCTCCCAATCAGGTTCGCCTCCCTTCAAGAACAAAGAGTAGAAGAAGTTCTTTCCCTTCGGAGTCGATAGGAATATCGCTCGACCTTTGTAATCGGTTAAGGTAGGTCGAATAGAGTTTAGCCACCCATCTTCGAGGTTCGGAATAAACGAAGCCTCATCCACTACTACGAGGTGAAACTTCCTACCTCGCAGGTTATCGAGTCTCTCTCCTGTAAAGAAATCCACCGAGCCACCGTTCGGGAACTTAATCGTAAGCTCTGACTTATTGGATTCGAATGGTACTGCTTGAATCAGCCTCTCGAAGAACACACGAGCAAGCTGATAAGTTGGCGTAATATAAGCGACTGACTTACCGAGTAAAGCATTTGAGATTATTTCTATCTGGCTGAGTTCTGACTTCCCAAATCTTCGACCACACATAACCACCCTGAATCTTGCTTCGCTGTCAAGAATTCTCTGCTGATTGATATGCGGTTCCGGAAGTTCAAGCCTCATAGAATTGTTTTACCCTTCACGAATACTACCTCGATTCGTGAGTCTGTACTAACCTGCTGCGTTTCTTTTGGCTTTCCGTAAACTCGAGTCAAGAGCGTTTCAACCGAATACAGGCTACCTTTCTCCAGGCTTTTCTTCATAGCGTTGGCTATGGTTTTTTCTAATATCGTAGCCTTCGGATTATCCCAAACTTCTTTTAGTTCATCTAAGTCCATCTGAAGCATAGTCTGGATAGTATCGTTAATCTCGGATAGCTTATACCCCTGCTCCCTAAGTAGCGTTACGTACTTCTTAGGTCTTCCGTTTGGATTCCTTACCTCTCCCTTCTTAGCAGGTATTAAGTTCTGTTCGTTTGCCATTTCTCTTTATTCCTTCTAAATTATTGAGCGGATAGGTCGGAATCGAACCGCCATCCCTGACTTGGAAAGTCAGTGCATTACCATTATGCTATATCCGCTTGTTTCTTTGGATAAGGCTTAGCTAACTTATTACACATAGATAGCAAATTCTTATCTAATGGATAAATGTATTTATATTTTCCGCTTCTTTTTCTCTTTGGCAATTTGATAAGAAAATCTCTACCATAATCATTCAATGTTCTATCGTGCCTCCATTTACCATTAAAATAATAATCAATTCCTGAGCTTTCGCTTTCACCTACAAAATACCAATTTGTTGCTTGATAAATTGTACCATAATGATCTTGACCTTTATCAGCATAGCTTATCAGTAATTTTACTGATGGACAGGATTTTCTTAAAAGCCTTATTGCTATACTCATAGCTTTTGAAGTGCTTTCTTGCTTACCATTCAATGCCATTCTAACTAATTCTGCATATTGACCAAATTTTAATCCATAAGGTGTACCCATATTAGCTGATGCACCTCCACTAAAAATGATAACTCCACACCATTCATTTTTATCATTAAATACTGAATATCCTAATGGTTTAGCTCTTGTAGATGGTATAGCTTTAGAATAATGAAAGTTCATACAAGCATAAACTATTGCCTTATGTGATGCTTTCTCTAATCTCATATCTCTCCTGCTGAAACTGAAAAATAGGCTTTCGGATATTTTCTATCTATCAATTCTCTTATATCTATTTCAGCCTGTTGTAAATCTTCAACAGCTTCAAAAGTAATCTTCATAGTAGGAGGCTTATTCTTTTCTTCTCCTATTAACTCATCTTCTGAAGGTGGGATAGCAAAGCCAGGTATATCTAATCCCCACTCTTGTATCTTTTCTGTCTCCCAATTATTCGCAAGGTCATTCCAATCCCATTCTCCGAAGCCTACGTTATCCTTAATGATAAACTCCTTCTGTTGTTCTTCAGTTAGGTTACTTGCTTTGATAACAGGTACTTTATCGAGTCCTGCTTCCTTACACGCTTTGAGTCGCATATTCCCACCGAGTACAACCATATCCTCATTAACTACGATAGGTCTAAGCTCAAGCATCTCAGGGAACTCCTTAATGCTTTGTACGAGCTTCTTAAATTTATCATCCTTAATTATCCTCGGATTGTTCGGGTTCGCTTTTACTTGATTGATTGGTAGCTTTATCATAGCCATTCTGTTTGATAGATAGTGTAGTTATTTTCTTCTTGGTATTTACCTGTCTCTCTCGCCCATAGGTAATCGCACTTGCTTAGTCCTTCATCCTTCATCTTTCGGTAAGGAGTATCTTGTCCTACATCGTGTCCGATATGTTCTGCTCGGAGTCCGCTTAGATAGTAGTTCAGATGTCCTGTCATTTGTAACCGATAGGAGTAATCTCTATCCTGCATTCCGTATGGATCGTAGGCTTCATTAAAGTAGCCTATTTTATCGATGGCTTTCATCGGTATAAGAACATTCCCGAAGGCTGCTTCTTGTATGTGTACTTGGAGTCCGTTGATAGTGGTAGGCTCTGAGATACTTTCGACCGTGTGAATCCCTATCATTCCAGAATTAGGAATAGTTATCATTGCTTGAACCATTCTTTCGAGCCAACTATTAGGCATCAAAATATCGTTAGCCATCGTAACTACCGCATCGTATGTTCTCGATTGAAAGATTCCGTGGTTCAATGCTTTAGAGATTCCCTTCATATCGACTATCGTAAAGTCGAAAGGATAACCTGCGTTATTGAAGTTCACATCCTTTACCCTCTGAGTAAAGTCGTGTCTATCGTAGTCTAAGAGTATGACGTTTATATTCATCGATTCCATCCTAAATCTTTTACAGGTACTCCTGCGTATTTATGAAATGGTTGTAACTCTGATTTCTTACCTACGAAAGCGGAAGCACCTATCATACATCCTTCGGGTACTACTACCTTCTGATGGATAACTGCGTTAAGTCCTATGTTAGTATTTTGATGAATAATCGAATGCCCTCCGATTTTAGCACCGCAGCTTATCGTAACTCCATCCTGAATTATCGCATCGTGTCCTACGTGAGAGTGTTTCATTAAGTAACAATTTTCTCCGATGGTTGTATTCTGATGCGTTCCTGAATCTACAGTTACTAATCCTGTGAGCCTTGCTCCTTTCTTGATGATTACTTTACCTGTGTTATCCTCTTTACCTTTCCACTCAGCAGGCCCACCAATAATACAAAGCGGCCCAATGTAAACATCTTCTTCCATTACTACTCCATCGTAGATTACCGCAGTAGGATGAATATAAGCTGATTCGTGTATCATCTGCCTTGACCTCTATAGTTTCTTTCTTTACGATTGTTTTTGTTTCTGCTCTTCTGAGCCTTCCCCCCCTTCCGTTTCCCGAAGGTTACCTTTTGTGTTGTTAACTTTGCCATATTGTCCAGATGCTAAAATTGCTTGCCATATTTCCATAGCCTTCTCTTTTGTATCGTACTGACACTCTCCAGATCCTATCTTCCACTTCCCGTTTTTACATTGAGTTATTGGCATATAGATTCAAATAATTGTTTTCTAAGGATGTTTACTTTGTGCAGATTGAAGTTCTCGTTACACCATTCGTAATTAGCTTCTCCGAGTTCTTTCCTATAAATAGCATCCTCGGTGATTTTTTTAATCGCAGGATACCACTCGGTTTGTTTGTCTATCTTGATAACGTGAGGTGCATCATCGTATGGAGGTACGTTAGATACGATAACAGGAATCTTCTTACAAGCAGCTTCTAAGATTTTTAGGTTACTCTTCATCGAGTTGAACTTAGAATGAACCAGAGGAACTATCGTAGCATCTGCGTTATTGTAGAAGTTCATATACTCGGTAACTTTCTTATTCCTTTCAATATCTCCGAGCTTCAACCCACAAGTAAAGTAATGAATCATCTTATGCCATACCGCTTCCGAGTATCTATTAGGGTTATCATACCCACACAAACGGAAGTGAACCTTCGATTTAAGTACGGAATCCGATGCTACTTTCTTCAATGGGTTCTGGAGTAGCTGAAGGTCTTTCTCGTGCGTAATTGAACCTGCATATATGAAACGAACTTTGTCGCTATTTGTTACAACATCGGTAAACTGATCCTCTCCGTATGGTAAAGCGTTTGGAACTATTGCTACGTTTGAATTGATTAGTCTTATCTCATTCCATAGTCTTTCAGTAGTAGTAGTAACCAGGTCAGCTATTTTGATATGGTCGATAACCGCCTGAGTCGGGTAAACATCTTTTAGTATGTGCCATTGGTCTAAATGCCAATAGTCATCTATATCGATTACTAACTTAAATCCATACCGCTCTTTGAAATCTTCTAAGACTGAGATATGAATAGCAGGAATAAATCGATTAATGTAAACAATATCCCAACCTTCCTTTAGAGTTTCTTCGCTTAGAACGTCAGTTATCAAAGCATAAGCCTTCGGGAGAAAGTGAATAGGAAGCATAAGCCTGTGGTAGCCTACTCCTGAGTTCTGCTGAGTTATTACGAGTATTCTCATTTCTTAGGTCTCCCTCTCTTTTTAGCTTCCACTTTTGTAGGTTCATACGTTTGTGGATTGACAGCGTTAATGTACTCCTCTTGATTTTCGCAGTATCTAATCAGTCTTTCAAGCATATCAAAGACACACGCACCGCACCAATAAGTAAGAATGAACTGAGCATCTAAATACTTCCGATAGAGTTGCTCATACTCTCCGAGTACCTCGAATGGAATGTTCCGAGTGAATCCGAGTTTAACTGAATCGAAGTTTAACTTATGCTGAATAAGAAAATCTACCTCTGCCTTTGTCATTGGTATTTAGAATTTAGTTGGTACTGTTATTATTCTTGTTTTAGTATCGCAATTATTTTCAAACAGATGAAACCTATCTTCTATCAAGTCTACTGATGTGAGCATCATATACCAAACTAAAAGAAATAACCAAACAAAAAAAGTACCAATAGAAAATTGGATAATAAATGAAATTACTAAATCAAATTTGTCTTGTAATTTTTCAAACATTTTGTTCATAGCTTTTAGTTGAATTTGTTATAGATGTTGATTAGGAAGTTCTTAAAGTACGGAGCGAATACACCAGAGCCAAACATAGCCAATGTTCCGTAGGTAACGAAGTCAGGCAGTAAGAACAAAGCAAGACCTACCCAGGCGGTTAAACACAAGGGACAGGTAAACGGCTTGAAGTTCAATCCCCACTTCTCGAACAAACGAGACTGAGTAATCGCATAGAACGTAAATAGGTTCGCAGCAAGGATTATACTAATCGTGTGCATAGTTGCGTATTTTGTATTTGAGTAGAGTCTTTACTTTCTTAATGGTTTTTAGAAGCGACCTATACGGAATCTTCGTATCTCTTGAAACCTGTAGGAGATTACCTGTCTCCGAGAATAGCCTGAAGATTTCCTTTTCGTACCAATGCAGAATCTCCATCGACTTATTCAGCTTCTCGGTTATAGACTCATCGTAAGGCTCTACTGATCCTAAATCCCCCACCTCTTCGTAAACCTTTCTAAATGTCCGAGCAAAGTTACTGCGGTCGCTCTTAGCCATATTCACAATAGTACGAACTACAAAATACTTTAGGTAGCCATCATTGTACATCTTCAGTAAACGCTCCTCATCCATCTCGCAAAGCACAAGAAAAACTTCTTGCAATAAATCCCCTTGAAGTTCGTAGGGCTGCATCTTACCGATAGCTTCGTTGATGTCCTTTGACAGATAGAGTTCCGTTATGATTTCTGTGCGGTTCACAAATCGAATATAAACGATGTTACTTTCCAAATTTGTACCTTGTCCTTGTCTTCTTCCTCTTCTTTTAATTATACTTCTTATTCTTATTATGCTTATAGGGTATTAGATACCCTACTACATACCTATTAAATAGGTATCAAAATACTATTTTCAAAAAATCTTTGAAACCTAAATGCTTGATTTTCAGTAAAATACGCTGATTTCGGCAACTTTCTTAAAAAATAGTTGCCTAAAAATTTGGAATTGTGTACAAGTCGACCTTATCTTTGATATATCAAAAACGGCGAAAGCCACAAAAACTAAACCAAATGTTAAACACTAACAACTTCACTACAAAATCTTTCTCTGACATCTACGAATTAGACAGAGGCTACGTAGGTACTGAAAATTATTTAGGTGTTGCTTTTTTTTGGAATTTTGAATACCGCCATTATTTGAGAGATGCAAGTACCTCTAAACGCAAAAAAGTTCATAGCATTTTTCTTAAAGAAGGATTAGATGTTCGTAATAAATCTGACAGACATTTTGAAATAATTAAAAAAGTAACTAAATTAAATTAACCTTAAAAACTAAACCAATGAAAAAGCAAAAAGACCTACATCCAGGACTATTCCTACTTATCGCAGCAGTAATCTTATTCCTAACCTATAAACTTGAGCAGCTATGAAAGAGATTCTCCTTTACTCATTTCTTTTACTTATCTTCGGATTCTACCTCAAGATGATGTACGAGATCTGGACTATCCGACAAGAGGATAAAAAGGAATGGGAAAACTATTGGAACGAAGTATTTAATAACGCTAAAAACCAAAAACAATGACTATCAAAATTCTAACAAGCCTAAAGGCTACCGAGTATCTAAAGACCTGTAATCTGTCAGGTATCGAATCAGTATCAGTTGAAGAAAATAACGAAGACCCTCATCTGTATTGGACTACGATTAAATTCGCAGACTATTACGATTCCACTCTCGTAGGTGCTACAATGTTCGCAGCAGGTATTACTTACGGATTAGACCTTCAATACTCTTCCTATGACAACAATATACCCCGATAATCCTCCAAAGGATTTTAATGAGTGGATTAGATATATCTACTCACAACTCGATAGACCATCTCGCTGAGGTCTTTAATCTGAGGCGAAACGGAGTGGGGAGTTTTTTGAATGTTCTGGTTTGGTCTCCCCCTCCTTATTTTTCAAACATCAATCTACCTATATGTTAGCCAAAATTCAATCATTAATCAAAGCACCGAAAGGACAGTTTAACTCCTTCGGTAAGTACAAGTATCGCTCTTGCGAGGATATCGTAGAAGCAGTTAAACCTGTAATCAATCCGCTCGGATTCTACCTCACGCTCACCGATGAGGTAGTATTTATTGGAAACCGATTTTACATTAAATCGACCGCACGTATTTCTAACGGAACTGAAGTTTACGAATCCGTAGCCTACGCAAGAGAAGAAGATCAAAAGAAAGGAATGGATGGCAGTCAAATTTCTGGGGCATCCTCAAGCTATGCTCGGAAATATGCTTTGAATGGTCTCTTCGCCATCGATGATACTGCCGATTCTGATGCTACAAATAAGCACGAAGTACCTACCGATGCCGAGAAGCAGATACTCCGTAACTTAGTATTTAGGACATCATTAACCGAAGAGCAGAGAGAATCAGCTTTCGAGTCAATCGAGAAGTGCGTGAACTATGAAACTTACCAAAAGATTCAGTTTCGCTTAGAAGATTTGCAGCTACCTTTAGACCAAGTAACTAACCCAACGCAAAAAGAGATTTCTAAACACATAAAGAAATTGAAATGAAAACAGGTAAAAACTATGTAGATGTTTGGGTACAGCACGATGTAGATTTTGAAACTATCTATGATGTTTATGTAGCTTGGGAGTATGACCCTCACGGCGGTAATGAAGTAACTCCTTATTGGTTCGACTGTTGGGTGGAAGATTACCCTGGATTCGCAGATGATGAGTTAAAAGCTAAGATCGATGCTGAATTGAAAAAGATGGATATTGACTTCATAATGAAAACAGATTAACTTTTTTTCTTAACCCCTAAAGCCTAAACTATGGCAAGCACCACTTATCGCAGCGTAGCTGCAAACATCTCGAAAGACGGAAACTCTTATCGAGTACGTCTGAAAGTAAAAGGAAAGCAGATTTCTAAAAACTTCGCCACGAAGAAAGCTGCTCTCGAATTTCGAGCAAAGTATCGCTAAACTAAAGGGGGTGAAAATCCCCCAACTTTTTAATCAATCAATCAAAATAAAATGGAAAAGAAACCTAAAATCTACTGCGGTAGCGGTAAAAAGAAGAATGACACTTGGCTTCAAATTACTATCAATCCTGATAAGATTAAGGATTACATCCAAGAGTACAATGGATCAAAGTTCATTAAGCTAAACATCAACCTACTCGGAGAGCCAGATAAGTTCGGTAAAGATGTTCAGGTCTCAGTTGATACCTATGAGCCGAAAGAAAAGAAATCTGATTTACCCTTTTAATGTATCTAACTGAGGACATAATCGGAGCATCTTCTCGGATAGTCTATGGTCGCAAAGGCGATAAGGTAGAAGTAATCAGAAAAGAACTCGACTTATGTTTTGTAAACAATCAAGGAAACCGTTTCTTTGTACGCTATGAAAAACTCTCCGAAGAAAAAGTTAAACCCTCTCCCGAAGCTACTAAAGAAAGCACAGGAAAAGTTCAATGCTCACGTAAGGGAAAGAGATAAAGACTTCGGGTGTATTTCTTGCGGAGCAGAAGTTCAGCAGGCAGGACACTATCATTCACAAGGTCAACATAGCGGACTAAGATTCGGTCTCCCTGATTCGTTAGCATACTATAACACGAATGGTCAATGTATCAGATGCAATATGTTTCTTTCAGGTAATCTTATTAGATACCGCTTAGGACTTGTATCGAGATACGGAGAAGACTTCGTAAAGGAATTAGAAGAATATGCTTTGGAGAATCCGTTAAAGAAATGGACACGAAGCGAACTTGAAGAAATAATAAACCACTATAAATGAATCAAGAACAAACTAAACAACTAATCGAACTCGTAGATAAATACTGCGATACCTATGGAATTTCTCGCAAAGATTTATTCGTAACATCAGGAGGTAAGAAAAGAAAAGTAATCGGACCAGTAAGCCTCTCAACTATGAGAATGGCTCTCGGACATTACATCTATCATAACTACCCTGTAACTTTAACTCAGATAGCAAGGATAATCGGATATAACGACCACTCCGTAATTAGCTATCATTACACTAAAATAAAGAACTACATAAAGAATAATGATATAGTCTTTATGAGTTACTATAACAATCTTCTCGAAGTATCTAAACAATATCCACCTCACATTAAGATACAACGAGTGCCTTATAAGAACTTTATCGTACTACCTAAATCAAACGTATGAAATCAGTAGAATGGTTAGCAGAAAGATTTAACTATCTTAATTCAATGGTGAGCAAAAAAGAAATGGATTCACGAACCGCTAAAGAATGGCAAGTAGATTTTATCTATGAAGCTAAATCAATGCTCAATAAAGAATTAAGACAGGCTTGGGAAGATGGATATAAAAAAGCTCACCAAGACATAGTTACGAATAGTTTTTCTACCTTTGAACAATACCAAAATGAAAAAAATGGCTAAACGATTTACTGATACCGAGATATGGGATAAGGCTTGGTTTATGTCTCTATCCCCTAAGATGAAATGCTTTGTAAAGTACGTTAGAGATAAGTGCGATATCGCAGGTCTATGGCATCCGAATTACACTCTTGCTTCTGTTTATATCGGAGAGCAAGTCGATGAAGATGATCTACTCTTAGTCGATGATGGCGAGCAGTTCGAGAAGCTATCCGATGGAAAGATTCTCTGCAAAGGATTTATAGACTTCCAATACGGAGGTAAGTTAAATCCTACGAGTCCGATTCACGCTAAAGTGATTTCGATTCTTGAGAAGTATAACCTACCTATCGAAGTAAAGAAAGTATCTCAAACCTTTAATGCACCGAGTTATACCGATGTCTATAACGAGATGAAGGAGAAGTTAAGCGATGCTCAAAAGTGTAAAATCGAAGCAGAGAAATTCATAAACTACTACGAGTCTAACGGATGGATGATAGGCAGGAATAAAATGAAGTCCTGGAGAGCATCTGTAAGCACTTGGCTTAACCGAATCAAACCTGAATCCAAAGTACGAAGCGAATCAATCAAAGAGAAACTAAACGAAATTCAGAACCGAAAATTTACTGAGATATGAGTAACGCAGCCTTTGACTATCTAAGAACATTCAAGCAAGTAAGCGAAGAAACGGAGGATTTAGTTATTCGTAAAATCAGAACTCGCTATCCAGAACTTACAATGAAGCAAGTAATAGAGTGCTTCGAGAATGGTATCTGCGGAGACTACGGAGATTACTACTCGCTTGATCCTCGCACTTTACTCAATTGGATTAGTAAGTTTACTAACAATAACTCGCAAAGCGATAGATACCTAAATCAACCTCTCGTTAATCCGAGCCTACAAATAACCGACATAGGATATCCTACAAGTCCTGAGCAATGGATGAGAGAGACTAATAAGTCTTATGTAAGCTATCTGAATAACGGAGACGTAACTCTATTTCATCCTGACATCTACGATAGGTTAAGCCTTGACCAACGAATAGACAGAGATGCTTGTACTCCATACATAGCGAAAAACTATCACGTTCCATATGCAAAACAAACCGCAGTAGGAGATTACTTCAAGGCTTGCAAAGTAAACGGAGTAAGTTTAATCTATACGCTATGATGATATTCAACTTCTCAGGAGGTAAGACCTCTGCCTATATGGTAATACATTATTGGAAGCAAGGTGATTTAGTTATCTTCTGCGATACAGGAAGAGAGCATCCTAAAACATACAAGTTCATTAATGATTTTGAAGCCAACGAAGGAATACCTATCATAAGATTGAAATACCAAGACTCTGATGATCCATTCAGAGCATTACTTAAAAAGAATAGATATAAATTACTTCCTAACAGAGTTCGCAGAGTATGTACGATAGAACTCAAAATAAAAACCTGCCGAAGATATCTTAGGTCTAATGGCATAATGAAATACGAAAACTTTGTAGGATTTAGATACGATGAGCCACTACGAGTAAAACGCAGAAAGCAAATGTGGAAGCAAGTAGTAGATAGATTCCCTTTGTATGATGATAAAATAGATAAGCAGATTATTAACGACTATTGGAGTAAAAAGCCTTATACTCTTGAGATTCCTTCTATACTTGGAAACTGTACTCTGTGCTTTATGAAAGGTAAA